CATGGTCTCGTAAAGAAACTGCATTGACTGAAGTAGAACAAGCGGCTGTTGAAGCACATGGTCTATTCAATCTAGCAGACTTCTTACCTAAGAAGCCAAGTGAGTCAGAACTCAGAGTCATTAAAGAAATGTTCGAGGCATCAGTAGATGGTCGTCCATATGACACTGACAAGTTCGGTGCTTACTATCGTCCATATGGTGTCGATGCACCTGCAGGAACTCCAGCACCGGCCCCAGCGCCAGCGGCTGAAGTAGCAACTCCAGCAGAAACATCTACTCCGTCGGAACCAGTAGTTGAAACTGCACCAGCAGTAGAAACTCCTTCTGAAGCAAACCCATCTAGCGATAAAGCAAACGACATTCTAGCAATGATTCGTGCAAGGCAAAATAATAGTTAGATGATTATGGGAGAGTGAAATACCTCTCCCTTTTTTGTAGGAGAAAAATATGACACTACCAGACGAAAGATTTAGAGCCCTTAAACAAGGGAAGAAATTATTAGAAGAACTTTGCGATCCAGGCAAAACTCCGCGTGTACCAAGTCTTATCAGAGATAGGGCGAGGGCGGCACTGAGACATTACCCTGCTGATTATGATTTAGATGATATGGCAGAGGCCTGCCCAGAAATCTTGCAAAAGCCTTCTAACTCTAGTAGAATTAACAACAAACAATCTAATCAATAGGAGTAAACGTGGCAAAACCATTTGACGTTTCCAAATTTAGGAAAGACATAACCAAATCTATCGATGGCTTATCAATAGGTTTCAACGATCCAACTGATTGGATCTCAACAGGTTCTTATGCATTGAACTATCTTATCTCAGGTGACTTCCATCAAGGTGTTCCTTTAGGTAAGGTAACAGTCTTTGCAGGTGAATCAGGCGCAGGTAAATCATACTTTGCCGCAGGCAACATTGTAAAGTCAGCACAAGATCAAGGCATCTTTGTAGTCTTAATTGACACAGAGAACGCACTTGATGAAGCATGGCTACAAGCATTACAAGTTGACACTTCAGAAGAAAAACTTCTTAAGTTAAGCATGAGTATGATTGACGATGTAGCAAAAACTATATCAACCTTTATGAAAGATTACAAAGCAATGGCAGACGAAGAACGTCCTAAAGTGTTATTTGTAATTGACTCATTAGGTATGATGTTGACACCAACTGATGTTGATCAATTCGACAAAGGGGACATGAAAGGGGACATGGGTCGTAAGCCTAAAGCACTAACATCATTAGTCAGAAACTCTGTTAACATGTTCGGAAGTTATAACGTTGGACTTGTTGCAACTAATCATACATATGCATCACAAGATATGTTTGACCCAGATGATAAAATATCAGGTGGTCAAGGCTTTATCTATGCATCTAGTATTGTTGTTGCTATGAAGAAGATGAAACTAAAAGAAGATGCAGACGGCAACAAAGTTTCTGATGTTAAAGGTATTCGTGCAGGCTGTAAAGTAATGAAGACTCGTTATGCAAAACCTTTCGAGGGTGTGCAAGTGAAGATTCCTTATGAGACAGGTATGAATCCTTATTCAGGTCTTGTTGACTTGTTTGAGAAATCAGGCTTGTTAACTAAGCAAGGCAATCGATTGAAGTACATCACTCAATCAGGTGAAGAAGTTCTCAAGTTTAGAAAGCCTTGGGAAGCAAACGAAGATGGTTGTTTAGATAGACTCATGTCCGAATACTCTGAAGTTAAAGATGCGTTAGATGTTGTAAATAACGAAGATGCATTGGAAAACGAAGAGGTAAACGTAGAATGAATCTAAATGACTTATCAAGTGTTTGGGTATTAATTAAACCCAGTATTGAAGATGGTGACCCTAGGGAAGCCGCCGATCTATTAGTAAATCATTTGATCGATGATGGTATGACTGCAACAGAAATCAAAAAAGCATTTGGCAAAGATGAAGAAATTATCGAAGCCTTATCGTACTTTTCTGATGAAGATGTAAATGACCTTGACGATCCTGATGATGCTGAAGAAGAGGATCACTGGGATTAATATGACTGTAATGAAGCCAATGGCGTCTGACTATACTGATTTAAAGAAGTATATTAAATCTATGCAAGAATACTATTCATCAAGGGGAAAGTCACCTTATAAAGTGGCACCTCATGTGTATAAAGAAGCAGGGATTTATTCTATACAAGACTTACTGGAACATAGGATTAATAATCCTTGGAGTAGAGTTGATCTATGAATTGGTACACTCGCATTAGCCATGACTTATCAGTAATACCTGATTTTATTGCTCATTATGAAACTGAGTTGATAGCATCTAAGGTAGATGTTAGAGTGCAAGGATTAGTTGAAAGACAAATTACAGCACTGCCCGGAGTAACTGAACATCGTTTCAATCAATTACAAGAGATTGAAGCGGTGCTCAACCTTCTTAACATCAAACTGCGTAAGATACGAAGAGGTCACTTTCAGAAGTACTTAGAGAAGTATCAACGAGCATTGACCTCACGTGATGCTGAGAAGTATGTAGATGGTGAAGATGAAGTCATAGACTTTGAGTATTTGATCAATGAAGTAGCCCTGCTTAGAAACAAGTATCTGGGCATTATGAAAGGATTAGATGCAAAACAGTGGCAAATGGGACATGTTGTACGTCTCAGAACTGCTGGAATGGAAGATATTACAGTAGATTAGACGTAACTCATTGATTTATTAGGCAATTTAATTGCAAAATAATGAAAATAATCCTTGACATTTAGGGTGAAAGGTCTTATAATATACGGTATGTTAAGTAAAAAAGCAGACAAAATAATTATAAAAAAGTTTGCAAAAAGGCTTGACTTTGGTACCGAAAGGTAGTATAATATAATCTTACACACTGACACTGAGGTAATTAAAATATGTCTAATAAAATCACTATAAAGTACGGCGAGTACAAAAATGCACCAATCATCAACCAAGAATTCACATTAGTGAAAGGCTTTCAAAGAGGTAAAAGTAGCAACTTTGTTACTGTTCTCAATGAAGGGCAAAGCAAACTTGGTATTAAAACTTTTCGAGTAAAGGTGAACAACATCAAAGATATCGAATGGGGTTCATCGAACCCAATAATGGGCGGTCTTGAGCCGACTACTCTTAAGAAAGAAGTTGTAGAGACTGACGTAGAAGCAATGGACAGAATCAAAACTAGATTCGACATCTTAGATGATATGTCTAAGGCTACTATCGCAGGCGATATTAGAGCAATGATTGTTTCAGGTCCTCCGGGAGTTGGTAAATCATACGGCGTTGAGCAACAAATGGAGAAGGCTTCATTGTTCGATCAACTGACTAACAGCAGAACTCGTTATGAGGTTGTTAAAGGCGCAATGACTGCATTAGGACTTTATGCAGTTCTTTACAAGTACTCAGATGCTAAGAACGTTTTAGTATTTGACGATTGTGACTCTGTATTTGCTGATGATCTTGCTCTTAACATTCTTAAGGCGGCACTTGATTCAGGTAAGTCTAGGAAGATTTGTTGGAACTCAGACTCAAGTCTGTTAAACAGAGAAGGCATTCCAAACTCATTTGAGTTCAAAGGTAGTGCAATCTTCATTACTAACTTGAAGTTTGATAACATCAAGTCTAAGAAGTTACAGGATCACTTAGAAGCATTACAATCACGTTGTCACTTCTTGGATCTTACTATCGACAATGCCCGTGACAAAATGTTACGAATCAAGCAAGTTGATAGAGACTGCACTGATGGATTGTTTGCTGACTACAAGTTTAAGAACGGCGAATCAGAAATGATCTTTGACTTCATGGAAGAAAACGCAGAAAAGTTAAGAGAAATCTCAATGAGAATGGCTCTTAAGATTGCTGACTTGTTCAAAATCCAGAAAAATGACAACTGGAAAATGTTAGCAGAATCAACTTGTATGCGTAGAGTTTAAACTCTGTGTCAGGAGTTGGGGGCGGTCTTCGGATCGTCCCTTTTTTTATTACCAAAAGAATTGTTTGCGAGGACACAATAAAGTATAATTAACTATGAGTTTTGAAAGTATAGATTTTAAATGTAAAGAACATGTTATTTGGTATTTCTTAAAAGCCAGTGACCCGCTACGTAAAATTAATCTCTCTCATTATGATTTTCAATTCATGTCAAACATGCAATCATTGACACATGAGAAAAAAGAAATCACATCGAATCAGGCTGCCTTGTTTGATAAACTTATCAGTAAGTATAGAAAGCAATTAGCCTCTCATGGCATAATAAACTTAGAAGAACTTAAAGAATTGCCTTGGCAGTCTACAGTTGTTCCGAGTCTCCCTAAGTACACTAATGCGAATGTTGATTTTGATTCAAAAGAAAATCTACTTACTATTAGAGTGCCATTTAAAAAAGATTTCATTAATAAGTTTAGAACTACACTCGCAAATCCTTGGCAATGGAATGGAGAAAAGAAACGTTATGAATGTCCTCCCTCGTCCATTGCTTTACGTGTAGCATATACTAGACTGCCTACCTTTTTTACAACTGTATACCACAACGAAATAAATACTATCATCACTCAGTTAGAAAAAGAAAAAGCAACCAAGAAACATTGGAATCCTACGTTAGTTCTATCAAACGGCAAATACGAAGTTACATCATCAAATGAAATTTTAGATAATCTGTTGTCTGATACTACATTAGATAACTCTCCAAAATGTTTATACAAAATGTCTACGTTAGGTATTAATGTAGATGAAGAAATTATAGGAGATGATGCTAAGTTAAAATTTGCATCATCACAAACAGTAGAAGTAGATGTCGATGATGACCTTACTACAGTCTTAGAATGGATCACTGAATTAGAGTGCAACAC